TTAGATGAAGTCCTCAATTGGAGCTCTAAGGGCGAACACAATAGCATGGAGTTTTGGCAAAAGGTAATTAAAAAGTTACTTACAACTCGATATGTTGACCTGTACCCTATATTTGATAGTGAAACAGGCGACCTATTAGACCTACTATTTGCTAACGATAAAAAAGAATATAAACCTGAAGAATTAGTAAGGCTTATCAGTCCTTTTTATATCAATGAGGATACAAGTATTTTAGATAATGCTCTAGCTAGTATTCAAACTAAGCTGGAACAAGGTAAATTGCGTGGTTTATTGAAAATTAATGCCTTTCTTGATATTGATAATACACAGGAGTATCGAGAAAAAGCACTAGCAACAATAAAGAACATGCAAGAAGGTTCTAGTTACAACGGTTTGACGCCAGTTGATAACAAGACAGAAATTGTAGAACTTAAAAAAGATTATTCTGTTTTAAACAAAGATGAAATTGACCTTATTAAATCGGAACTTTTGACAGGTTACTTTATGAATGAAAATATTTTGCTTGGTACTGCTACGCAAGAACAACAAATTTATTTTTACAACTCTACTATCATTCCTTTACTGATTCAACTTGAAAAGGAACTGACTTATAAACTGATTTCAACAAACCGCAGACGAGTAATTAAGGATAATTTATATTATGAACGCATAATCGTAGATAACCAGCTATTCAAGTTTGCAACTTTGAAAGAATTAATTGACTTGTACCACGAAAATATTAATGGTCCTATTTTTACACAGAATCAACTTCTTGTTAAAATGGGCGAGCAACCAATAGAGGGTGGAGATATTTACATAGCTAACCTTAACGCAGTTGCTGTTAAAAACCTAAGTGACCTACAAGGCAGTAGAAAGGACGTAACAAGCACAGATGAAACTAATAACCAATAGTGCTGAAATTAAAGTGACTGAAAACGAGGACGGTTCTAAGTCGTTCCAAGGCATTGGGTCAGAAGTTGGTGTAGAGAACCTTAACGGTATTATCTTGACTCCTAACTGTATTGAGTTTGCTAGAGAACGATATCCATTGCTATATGAACATGGAGCTGGCTCTAGTGAAGTCATTGGGGACGCGAAAGTTTATTATGACTTAGCTTCTAATAAATACCTGACTGACTTTACGCTTTACGACAATGCGCCAAACATTAACAAGGCTGTTGAAAATGGAGCGTTTGACTCACTATCAATTGCCTATTATATTACAGATTATACTTTTGATGATAACGATGCTCTAGTCGTAAATAAAGCACAATTTAAAGAGATTTCTCTTGTTTCAGTACCAGCAGACCCTAACGCAAAATTTATTCAAAACGCGCTAGGCGAAGAACTCACAGAAGAACGTAACAAAATTATTGAAAGCCGTAACGCTTTGAAAGAAATTGAGGATATCAAAAAGAAATATGAATAAACCTGATTTAATCGAAAAACAGAACCGCTTGGCAGAACTTAAAGAAAATAACGTATCTTTAAAATCTCAAATTAGTGGCTTTGAAGTAAAAAACGCAATTGAAGACTTGCCAAAAGTACAAGAATTAGAAAAAACACTTTCAGAAAATTCAATTGAAATTATCAAAATTGAGAACGAACTTAACGCACAGGAAGAAAAACCAAAAGGAAAAGCTAAAATGACAAACTTTATTGAATCACAAAACGCTGTAACAGAATTTTTTGATGTATTGAAAAAGAACTCTGGAAAATCAGAAATTAAAAACGCTTGGAACGCAAAACTTGCTGAAAATGGTGTAACTATCACAGACAAAACTTTTGAGCTTCCACGTAAATTGGTTGAATCAATCAACACAGCTTTGCTAAATACTAACCCAGTATTCAAAGTCTTCCATGTTACAAATGTTGGTGCTTTGCTCGTATCACGCTCATTTGATTCATCTAATGAAGCACAAGTCCACAAAGACGGACAACAAAAAACAGAGCAGGCAGCTACACTCACTATTGATACTCTTGAACCTGTAATGGTTTATAAATTGCAATCACTTGCTGAACGTGTTAAACGACTTCAAATGTCATATTCTGAACTTTACAACTTGATTGTAGCTGAACTTACACAAGCTATCGTTAACAAAATTGTCGACCTTGCGCTTGTTGAGGGAGACGGAACAAACGGTTTTAAATCAATCGAAAAAGAAGCAGACGACAAAAAAGTCAAAAAGATTACTACAAAAGCTAAATCAGCTGGCAAAACTCCATTTGCTGACGCTATTGAAGAAGCGGTTGACTTTGTTCGTCCTACTGCTGGACGTCGCTATTTGATTGTTAAAGCGGAAGACCGCAAAGCCTTGTTAGATGAGTTACGTCAAGCAACTGCAAATGCTAACGTTCGCATTAAAAATGATGATACTGAAATTGCTTCTGAAGTTGGAGTAGATGAAATCATTGTCTACACAGGTTCAAAGGCACTCAAACCTACTGTATTGGTAGACCAAAAATATCACATTGATATGCAAGACCTTACTAAAGTTGACGCATTTGAATGGAAAACTAATAGCAACATGATTTTGGTTGAAACACTAACAAGCGGACACGTTGAAACTCTTAACGCTGGTGCAGTAATTACAGTATCATAAGAATAAAACGGAGGAAGTAAATGATAGATTATATTAAAGTCTATTGTGGTATTCCGATTTTAGTAACAGCTTATGATAGTAAACTTATCTTATTCCGTTCAATAGCTATTAAATTGCTAGAAAAAAATGGTATTAAAGCTGACGAAACAAGTGTATTAGTGAAAGAATTTATCTCTTGTTATTGTCGGCTTAATATTGTTGATGAACCAGCAGAACAATGGCGAAATGCTGAAATGAAACGTTTGGCTTCTTTACAAGAGTTAATGTATTATGGAGGTATTTAATGATATTCTCACAAGTTACATTGCAAGTTGAAACGACTGTTAAGAAGAAGAACGGTGCAGAAGCTAATGTTATAAAGCCTATCGTTTTACCAGCAGTTAAACAGAGAATCAATCAGTCAAGACTTGATGAGTTTTCTATGATTGGACTAGGTAAAAATGTAAGATACGAGCTTAACGGAATCGGAGAAATGGAAGACTTAATTTTCAACTATTTCTTAGACGAAAAAGGCGAAACTTTCAAGCGTACAACATGGGAAAGAGACCCTAAGAATAATAAGATGATTTTAGAAGGAGTCGTGAGTAACGGGATATGAATGAATTCGATTCTTATATAGATTGGTACAACAATTTACTTACAATGCCTCTAAATGACGTTATTTTAGGCGTTAAGGACACGATAGAAGACAAGACGGTATATTTATCACTTAGTGACTCAAAGGTGCTTAAAATGGATAATACGAGCTTTGTTATGGGTTATTATTATCAGGTTGTTTTATCTGTTAAAGATGTTGACGATGAACTTGTTGGACTAGTCGGAGATGTTTTGCAAAACGGTTGGAATATGACGAACTGGTCAGAGAATAGCCATTTGTACAATTATACTGGAACGGTTTATTTGCCTTGTGGTGCAGGTGGTCAAGCATGGCAATGAATTTACTTAATACATCAAGCATAGCTAAAGAAATGCAAACTAAAGTAACAGAACGCATGGGAGATTGGTTTGAAGCAGAGTTTAAAGCTAAAGCAAATAGCGCCAGCCGAAGGACTAGACTAATCAGAAGCCACGGTCACACCTATACTTATGCTAGATATCAAAATACTGGTCAATTGTCAAGTAACTTAAAGCAAGTTAAAAAAGGCGATAAAGTAGTAGTAAACGCAGGGACTAGAGCTAATTATACTAGTGGTTATCATGGTATGTATTTCTTAGTTGAAAAAAAGGGTATGCAAGACGTTAAAACAACATTGAAAAAAGGCGCTAATTATGCTAATTCAATGAAATTATAAAAGTAGAAAGTGGCTTAATTACATTTGATTGAAATTAACAATAATGGTATTTTTTAATGAGTTTAGATAATTTTAGAAATAGAACAATTATATGGGATACAGTTAATAAAGATTTCCCTCAACCAATACAAATAATGCAAGGCGATGTCAATGCAAGAACTTTGTTAATTAAAATAGTTGATAATGGAGTTGAAATTGACTTAACTGGTCATTCGTTAAAACTTACATATCAATATACTAATAACGATAATTCTGGTTTTGTTATGATTCCTCCTAAGGACTTAGCTAAGGGAGAATTTATTTTGGTGATTCCTACTGAAATGACAGCGACAGGAGTTATTGAAGCGAACTTAATACTTCTCAATAAAGACAAAGAGCAAGTTATTGTCAGTAAGAATCTTACATTTATATCAGACAGTTCTACTGTTTCTGATTTAGCTCAAGAAGTAAATAATAAGATTGACGATTTTACAAAATTATTATTAGAAAATATGCCACAAGTAATGCGTAGTGAGTTGAATGATTTGCATGCTCAAACTGATTCAAACAAGAGCAATATTGAGCTTAAAGCAAATTTAGCTGATATGACGAGCTTACAAAGTGCAATGACAGAGCTTAAAAAAGAAGTAGAAGCATTTGGTATTAGTCCTGAAAATTTAGTTACTATAAAATCGCTATTAGAAGCAATTTCAAGAAATGCAAGTGAATCAGAAGTAGTTGAACTAATAAATTCAGTAAAGGTTTTAACAAGTAACATTTCTCTGATGAGTAACGGAGATTACTCCCCTAAAGCTAATCAAACAGATTTAGAAAGTTTACAGCATACTGTCAATGACCATTCGGCAACCATTTCAGCAAAAGCCAATCAAACGGATTTAGACAACTTACAAGCTAATGTCAGCAGGCAAGGGATTGCAATTTCAACAAAAGCTGAACAATCAGATTTATCAATCACAAATAAAAATGTCGCAACTGCTCAAGAAACAGCAAATAAAGCTGAAAGTGAAGCCAAAAATGCAATGGCAAAGGCTACCGAAGCACAAGCGAACAGTTTACCACTTAATAGCAATGCAGTTAGTGCAAGTAAATTGGCAACAGCTAGAAAACTTGGGGTAAATCTTCAATCTTCATCATTTCAAGACTTTGACGGGACTGCTGATGCAACTAATATTGGAGTTTCAGGTGTGCTTCAAATTGCAAATGGAGGTACTTCAACAAGTGACGGAGTTATAAATACAATTGCCTACGCCAACAGCGCAGACGGTACGGACGACTTCACAACGATTTATCCGAATTTGAACTTGTTAGACGGTACTAAAGATTTTAGTGGGAATTGGGAGAACTTAGGTGGCTTTGCAAATGACGGAACATATAAAGGTCTAACTGTTAAAAAACGAACTGGTTCATGGTGGGGTATATATAAAACATTTACTGCACCTAAAGACGGTGTTTATACTTTCTCAGCTTATGTAAAAAGTTCAGGAAATATAAATATAATTAGAAATGTTATTGCACCCCCTGGACTTGAAGTGACTGGTAGATGGTTAGGACATAACTTTGATTGGTTAAGAGATAGTTTTACTGCAACTTTGAAAGCTAAGGACAGAATTTCTGTCAGATACGAAATAGCAGGCGAAGGTGAAGATTCAATTTTATGGACTGCTGGTCATAAGTGGGAACTAGGCCCAATCGCTACTCTTTGGATGCCATCAGCTAGCGAAGTCACGGTTGCAGATTATCCGAAGTATGTAGGTTTTAGTAATAGCATTAAACCAAATAAGAAAAGTTCTGATTACAATTGGTTACCAATGTGGTTAGTATCAATTGATAGGGCTACTGGCCTACTTAAGCCTGCGGTCATGGGTATAGATTATGCTCAAGCTCACCCAGTTGGCTCGGTAGTCACAAATACTTCAAGTTCATCATCAGGGTATTCTACAGGAAAATGGGAAAACATCGGTTCAGCAGTAATTGGTTCAACAACAATATATCATTGGCAACGAACTGCATAAAAAAATAAAAAGGAAAACAAAAAATGAAATTAGATTATAACTCACGTGAGATTTTCTTTGGTAATGAAGCTCTAATCGTAGCTGATATGGCTAAGGGAAGTAACGGAAAACCAGAGTTCACTAACCATAAAATTGTAACTGGTTTAGTATCAGTTGGCTCAATGGAAGACCAAGCGGAAACTAATAGCTATCCAGCTGATGACGTACCAGACCATGGAGTTAAAAAAGGCGCTACCTTACTTCAAGGCGAAATGGTATTCATTCAAACAGACCAAGCGCTTAAAGAAGACATTTTAGGTCAACAAAGAACAGCAAATGGCTTGGGTTGGTCTCCTACTGGTAATTGGAAAACGAAATGCGTTCAGTATCTTATTAAAGGGCGCAAACGTGATAAAGTTACAGGAGAGTTTATTGACGGTTACCGTGTAGTCGTTTATCCAAATTTGAGACCAACAGCAGAAGCTACAAAAGAATCAGAAACAGATTCAGTAGACGGTGTAGACCCTATTCAATGGACTTTGGCAGTACAAGCAACTGATTCAGATATTTATTTGAATGGAAATAAAAAAGTCCCTGCTATTGAGTACGAAATTTGGGGAGAACAAGCAAAAGACTTTGCTAAGAAAATGGAAAGCGGACTGTTCATTATGCAACCTGATACAGTTCTAACTGGTGCAATTACACTTGTAGCTCCTGTTATTCCTAATGTAACTACTGCTAGACGTGGAGGAAATGACGGAACAATCGTAGTGCCTGACACTTTGAAAGATTCTAAGGGTGGAACTGTAAAAGTAACATCAGTGATTAAGGACGCAAATGGAAAAGTAGAAACAAATGGCCAGCTTGCGCCCGGTGTCCATCTCGTAACGTTCTCTGCTGACGGATATCAAGATGTTACCTCAGGAGTTTCAGTAACTGAACATTCATAAGACTAAAAATTAAATAAGTAAAGGAATATATACAAAAAAATGGCAAAACAATTAAGCACAGCACGTAAGTTTAAAATGATTACAGGTAAAGACCTTTTCCAGCAACAAAAGGCAATGGATACAGAGCTTAAAAAAGAAGATGGAGAAATTACAGATGTAATGGAATTCGTTCAATATGGTCTATACTTGGCTCTTTTTCAAGATAACATTGTAAAAGCAAAAAGCGACTTTGCAGACTTTCGTTCTAGCTTTGAGTTCGATACTGACGGTAAAGGACTTAAAGAACTAGTCGAACTGTGGCAGAAAGAAATTTAATGAGCTGAAAGGACTGTAAATGATTTTAAAACATGCAATTAGATACTTAGAACTAACTGGTTCGGACTTTATTACAGATTTAAAAGACTTTGCAGACCTACAAAATTCTTTTGTCGCTGGATATATTCCTGATGACTTTACAGAGCAAATGGAGAGCTTTACAGACAAGTTATTGATACTTTGGGTAGATTGTAACGGAGGAATGCAAAACGCATTAGACGACAAAACAGAGCTTCCTACAACTAACGAGTTAATTAATATCTTCTGTAAAACTGTTTTTATTCAAGAAAAAGAGGAAACGGAAGACGAAATGGTCTTCTTTTCTTCTAGTTCATTGATTAAGAAAAAGAAAGATACTGTAAGGGAAAATAAAACCTTAGAACTTTTGACTATTTTAGGCAATAACGAAATTGATATAACACAGTTCATGGAAATGGAATTAGAACTTGTTTATAAAATAATTGAACTTATTGCAGAGAAGAAGAAAGAGGAAAAAGAAAAAGAGAAAAGGCGTAAAAGAAAGGGTATGTAATGGCAAGTAATGCAACGTTTGAGGTCGAGATATATGGTAATACCACGAAGTTCGAGAACTCACTTAAAGGCGTTAATACCGCAATGTCAGGGCTTAGGGGAGAAGCTAAAAACTTACGTGAAGCTCTAAAACTTGACCCCACAAATACCGGTAAAATGGCGCAATTGCAGAAGAACTTACAAACGCAGTTGGGCTTATCACGTGACAAAGCAACAAAATTAAAAGAAGAACTTTCTACGGTTGACAAAGGTACGTCAGCAGGTCAAAAGAAATGGCTACAACTTACTAGAGATTTAGGGACAGCAGAAACACAAGCTAACAGGCTAGAAGGCGAAATAAAGCAAGTCGAGGGTGCTATTAAATCAGGCTCTTGGAATATTGACGCTAAAATGGACACTAAAGGCGTTAATAGCGGAATTAATGGCATGAAGTCACGCTTTAGCGGTCTTAGAGAGATTGCTGTAGGTGTATTCAGGCAAATTGGTTCAAGTGCTGTTAGTGCTGTTGGTAATGGCTTAAGGGGCTGGATATCTGACGCAATGGACACCCAGACAGCCATGATTGCCTTGAAAAATACAATGAAGTTCAAGGGTAATGGAAAAGAATTCGACTATGTAAGCAATTCTATGCAGAAGCTCGCTAGAGATACAAACGCAAATAGTGAAGATACTTTAAAACTTTCAACGACGTTCATTGGTTTAGGAGATAGTGCTAAATCAGCGGTTAGTAAAACGGAAGCATTAGTAAAAGCTAACCAAGCGTTTGGTGGTACTGGAGAAAACTTAAAAGGTGTCGCCCAAGCTTATGGTCAGATGGCGGCTTCTGGAAAAGTTACTGCCGAAAATATTAATCAGTTAACAGATAACAACACGGCTCTTAGCGCTTCTTTAAAAGACACTGTTATGCAAATGAACCCACAATTACAGCAATATAGTTCATTCAATGACGCTGTTTCAGACGGTGCTGTTTCAATGGATATGCTCGATAAGGCTATGCAAAAAGCAGCAGACGGTTCAGGCAGTGCTACAAAAACTATAAGGGACACTTGGTCTGGTTTTAATGAAGACTTATCACAAGCCTTACTTCCTACTCTTGAGGCTTTAACTCCTGTTATCAATGCTATAATTGATAAAATGGACGATTGGGGAAAAGGTGCTGGTGGAACTGTATCAAATGTTATTAAGTATTTTCAAGACTTGTTTCAAAAACTACAAGAAAATGCAGCAACTTTAGCGTTTTTAGAGGCTTGGGATAACATAAAAAGCGCATTTGATTCCATAGTTTCTATTATAGGGAACGTCATAAATTCATTTCTTGGAATAAATACAGAAACAACAAAAAACGCAACAAGCATAGACAACGTAGCAAAGAGCATAGCTGTATTTGCTGGTAAACTGTCAGAAATAACGAAAAAAATAGCTGATTTTCTGAAAAAAATTAGTGAAAGTAAAACTGCTATGTCAGTCTTAAAAGGAACTTTAGTAGTTCTTGCTAGTGCATTTGCAGCTTTCAAGGTAGCTAAAGGTATATTAGGAGTAATAGATGCTTTTAAAACTATTGGAAGAGTTGCGAAATTGGCTATGGTTCCAGTAAAAGCCTTGTTTGGTTTAATTATTGCTAATCCATTTGTTGCCATAGCTGTGGCAATTGCAGCGGTCGTTGCTGGCTTGATTTATTTCTTCACTCAAACTAAAACAGGTAAAAAGATATGGGCGGACTTTGTAGACTTCTTAAAGAGCGCATGGGATAGCGTGGTTTCATTCTTTAGCGGTATTGGTCAATGGTTCGCTGATATATGGAACGGAGTAGTTGACGGAGCAAAAGGTATCTGGCAAGGTTTAGTTGATTGGTTTAGCGGAATTGTGCAAGGTATTCAAAACATTTGGAACGGAATAACAACATTCTTTACTACCTTATGGACGACTGTTGTTACTGGAATTCAAACAGCATGGGCTGGAGTTACAGGATTTTTCACAGGGCTATGGAATGGGATAGTGAATATAGTTACAACTGTATTTACAACTATTGCTTCTTTAGTGACAGGTGCCTATAACTGGTTCGTTACGACTTTTCAACCTTTAATTAGTTTTTATCAATCTATATTCGGACTAATTGGGTCAGTAATTAATGTAGCTTTTCAACTTATCTTGGCTATAATTCGTGGTGCTTATCAATTAGTTATTGGCGCATGGCAAGGTATATCAGGTTTCTTTGGTGGAATATTTAATGCTGTTAGTTCAGTAGTTTCAACAGTATTCAGCGCAATTGGTAGCTTTGCTGTTTCAGCTTGGAATGTACTGGTTGGAGCATGGAGTGCAGTAGCTGGCTTCTTTGGTGGAATATTCAACGCTGTAAGAGGTATCGCGTCATCAGTATTCAGCGCAATTGGAAGTTTTGCTTCTAGCTCTTGGGGAGTTGTTCAGTCAATATGGAGTGCAGTTTCAGGCTTCTTTAGTGGCATATTTAATTCTGTTCGTAGCGTTGTTAGTGGAGTGTTCAGTGCTCTTGGTGGCTTTGCTTCAAGTGCTTGGTCAAGAATTTCAGGTGTATTCAACGGAGTAGGTAGTTTCTTTAGCGGAGTATTTAATGGTGCTAAAAGTGCAGTTAGTGGAGTATTCGATGCTTTCGGAGGTTTTGCTTCAAATGCTTACAACGCAATAACAGGAGTATTTGACGGACTTGGTAGCTTCTTTAGTGGGATATTCGGAGGAATTAAAGACACGATAGACAGAGTTCTAGGCGGTGTTACAGGCACGATTGACAAAATATCAGGAGCTATTAATGGTATTGCAGGTAAACTTGGCGGAATGTTCAAAGGTTCTATGGTAGTAGGTTTGCCAGAATTTAACTTATCTTCTAGCGGTTACGGTTTAAGCGCAAATAGCGTATCAAGCGATAACAGAACATATAACACGTTTAACGTACAAGGTGGAGCTGGTCAAGACGTTTCTAACTTAGCACGAGCAATCAGACGAGAATTTGAACTAGGGAGGGCTTAATGGTAAGGCAGTACAAAATACATACCAACTTAGACGGAACAGATGATAAAGTTTGGGACGTTACAAATGGAAAAGTTAGATTTTATCAGCCCTCTAATTTAGGGTTACAATCAACTAATAATATCTGGCAAAGTAATGGTATTGGAGTAATGGGGACACGCTCAATTACTCAACCACAAATAGAGTTTAAATTAGAAACGTTTGGTGAAAGTTTAGAAGAAAATTATCAATTAATGAAAGACTTCATAAATGATATTCTTGGCAAAAAATTCGTTACACTTGAATATCAAACAGAGATTTTTCAGGTATATGCTGATTTAGCTTTAGCAGATGTCACAAAGACAGAGGGTTACGGTAAGAACGGAACTTTCAGCGAAAAGATAACTTTTGATATAATCACAAAGTGGTACACTTACGAAAACTTAACTTTCGATATGGTTCAAAATGGTAAAGTTATTTCTGGAAAGTCTAAAATTTATGGCGGAACAGCACCAGGATACTATAAGTATGTCAAAGGAACTTCTTACACTTATTATGGAGAAACAAACATAGAGCGTTTAAGTCGTTGGGATATAAAAGACGAAATATTTAGTTTTATGGGGATATTATATCCGAAACTTCCTAAAACACCTACTGGAGTTAGATTTTTAGACGATATTGGAAATGAATACACTGCGATTGTATTTAAGACGGAACAGGTGCAAGACTATATTTTAATTAATACAGATGTAAATGACGAAACTTATCAAGGTTGGAAGGGGACAACTGCTCTAAATTTATTCCCTGTAATGGACTTTGAGCGATACAGAACTCGTATAATTGAAAAAGGTCAAATGGAGCTAATCAATTTAAGTAAGGCAGAGTTTAAAATCAAGAGAAAGGCGGACTTCGTTTAATGTTAGAAGCCAATATTTATGATAACTTTAATCCGAACTATTATAATATATCTGATTTTAACCTTCCTAATGGCAAAAAAGAAAAAAGAGGGTTGCCGATACCAAAAGCAAGATGTCAAGTCATTAACTATGAACTGTGGGAAACAGGATACCTCTACACTTCATCAGCTACATTGACCGTTTCGGTAGAAGTTGGTGATATTGTTCAAATTCTTTTTCCTGAAGTTGTTCCAATCGAGGAAGCTCTAGGTCAAAAGAAAAAGTTGAACTTAGACATGGTTTACCTTGTGACAGATGTAGATGAAAGTAATAAAGCTACATTAAAGAACTATTTTTGGGCAATGATTGAAAGCCTTGATGTTCCGAATGCAATAACTAAAACGACAAACTCCGATATCATTGACTATCTAATTGACCCTAATAAAAATAATTTAATGAGTTATGGTTATTTCTTTAATTCAACTATCTTTGCTGGAAAGGCTACAATTAACCGTAAAGCGGAAACTTCATCAGCTCATGACGTAGCTAAAAGAATATTTTCTAAGGTTCAATTTCAACCAACTACAACAATTCAACATGCTTCATCTGAAACAGACCCTAGAAACTTGTTATTTATTAACTTTGCCTCAAGAAACTGGAATAGAAATAGAATCACAACAAGAGTAGATGTTAAACAAAGCGTGACAATGGACACGGAAACAATAGTAGAACGATCGGCTTATAATTTCGCTGTTGTATTCGTTAAGAATAAGGCAACAGATGACTATACAGACCCTCCTAAAATGTACACAGCAAAAAATAATGGAGATGTCATTGACTATAGTACTTATGGCGGAGACGGAACAGACTTGCCAGAAGTAAGGACAGCAAAAACATTATTTTATGATAGAGATGAACACGGAAACCCTCCAGACATGTCTACTATTAAAGCAGAAGTTTCGCCCTCTACAATCGTCACAAGATTAATCTTTAACCAAAATGAACTTTTGCCTTTATATGTTAATGACTTGGTAGATATATGGTATGACGGTAAATTGTATTCTGGGTACATAGCAGACAGAGTTAAAACAGAGTTCAATGATAGACTTATCTTTGTAGAAAGTGGAGACAAACCAAATGTTATATGAGTATGTTGCTACTTATGGCGACAAATATAGAATAGATAGCTTCACAGGGTACAGAGAGCTACGTAAAGACCACTTAGAACTTTTATCTGGTAAAGTATATTATAATAGTGAAAACTCGCTTAGAATTGAAACTACGCTCTTGTACGAAGTAGGTCAATTTGTATCAATTGGTGGTTATCCTTATGGCGGTAGAAAATTTAGATTATTAGAGCTATCAATTACTGATAACCCAGTTTTGGATAAAGCAAAGATAATTTCAAGAAAGGTTAAAAATGACAATTAAAAACTTTACATTCTTTAGTCCAAATGGTACAGAGTTTCCAGTCGGTTCTAATAATGACGGTAAGCTATACATGATGTTGACAGGAATGGACTATGGAACAATTAGGCGCAAAGACTGGACAAGTCCATTAAATACAGCTCTTAATGTACAATATACTAATACTTCAATTATTGCTGGCGGTAGATATTTTGAACTATCAAACGAAACAGTAGCCCTAAAGCCTAATTCTGTCAACTATATTCATGCAAATATTGACTTAACGCAAACAGCACACCCTGTAAGTTTATCGGCTGAAACTATAAATAATAGCAACCATGTCGACTTAAATAATAGTTCTGGTGTCCTAAAGGTTTTGATTGATATCAGAACGACTGATGGTTTAGGGGTAATCAGTTCTGAAATACCAAAACAAATAACTACATTGGACGAATTAGCAACAAAGACAGCTAAAATCGAAGACTTGACAGTCAAAGGAGATATCAAGGACTGGACTAGTGTTTCAATGCAAAACGTAGCTAGTGCAACTCTTCAATATAAAAAAATTAACGGTGTCATTTGTTTACGTGGGTCAGGAAACTGGGGTGCCTTTAGAACAAATTCTACAAAAGTTGTCGGAAGTTTGCCACCAGAAGTAAGGCCAACTGATAACACTCAATTTGAAATGACAACACAACGTGCAAATAACAACAATAAACCAATGGAACTACTAATAGATACTAACGGTACGATAAGCGTATGGAGTTACTCTGCTGGTTCAGGTAACTATGGCGGTGTCGTAGGGACATATTTACAATAGAAAGCAAAACATAATGGTAACGAAAATGATTTTAATAACTATCTTAATTTTAGCGATTTTATTTGCTACATGGGTTAAAGATAGAGAAGCGATGAACCCACCTTTCAAGCGTAGACTTGTAATTGACTTAACTGTGATATTCTCTCTGTGGGTTTTATATGCAGTTTTCTTCTTTACGCAAACACCCTCAACTTCTGATATTGCTAAAACTGTGATTAATGTAGGTTTGCTATACTTTGTAGGTCAATTTATTTATTTGATTGCAAAAATCAGTCCTATGTTCGACGGTTTGGTTAAACTTCTTAAGAAACAGGGAGTTAATATTCCAGAAGTTGAAGAAGAACAAACGGAGGATAAAAAAGAATGAATATAACTAATGCTGGGGTACGTGGTTATAATCCTACTGGGGTTGTAATTCACAATGACGCTGGGTCAAATGGTGCTAACACTGGTTTCTATAATAGTTGGTTACCTAATCACGATCCAGAAAATGGCTTTGCACACGTTTATATCGCTTCAGATGGACGATTGCAGGCTTCTGATTTCTCTAATATGGCATGGCATTGTGCTAACTCATACGGTAATGCAAATTATGCTAGTTGGGAAGTGTGCCAATCAGAGGGCGATTTAAGTCAGTTCTTGAGGAATGAACAGGCGGTTCTTGATGACGTAGCTAAGTACATGAAACAGTGGAGCTTAACTCCTAATCACGATACTGTGAAGTTACATCAAGAGTTATCAGCAACATCATGCCCTAGACGTTCAGTAGAAGCTCATGGTGGAACGGTAGAAAGCTGTCGTTCATACTTTATCGCAGAACTAAATAAACGCCTTACAGGGCAAAATACAAATACAGAAAAGAGAAAATACAAAATGTTTGCAATTTATTCAGACGGTTCTAATAAACAACTTTATATCCTCAACGTAGCCACAGGCAAAGAAAATAAAATCACTAATGACGAACGTAAAGCAATTCTAGCTGATAACGTTATGAAAGAAATGGTGGTTGACTTCGGCAAAGCAAATCGTACATCACTCGGAAAATCTAACGAAGCACTTAAAAAATTCCGTTAATATAAAAAAAGAACCTCACTTAATTGTGGGGGTTTTCTTTTGTAATTGAGCATATTTTAAAGAGGATATACCTACTTTCTATTTTTAATTAATTTATTTTGTTTATTTGGTTACTTTTGTTATTTCATAACCCAACAATAACTTGTTATTCTTCAATTGCTTTCTCCTTAGCTTGCCTTATATGCTCATATTTTGCTTTCTCTTGCGTTTTAAACTCTTGTTGATATAATTGTGCCACAATATCATTAAAGTTGTTATTTGCCCTTTTATGAGCGAATTGAATCAACGCTATACTTCTTATTGTATCATCTGTTAATATAAAAATTATTTCCACCTCTTTTAGATATATTTTGCATAGTGACCTTTTAATTTTCGGCCTACCCTTATTGATTCACAGCATGCATTCCTTTTTAAACCTAGATAATACGATAATTCGGTTGCACTGTCATAAATCGTTCCATTCCACAAAACTTTCTTTTTCTGATTTTCATGCATTGCATGAATTCCTGTGTTTCTTCCGTCTCTATGCTGTCTTTTTACATTTTCTGATAAAGTTACATATTCAAGATTTTCTAACCTATTATCTGTTTTGATTCCATTTAAGTGGTCGACGGTTAGTTCACTTTCTCCTTTAAAAGCTGACATGACAATTCTATGGACGAGCTCTCTTCTTCCGTTTATAGATGTTTGCAAATAACCACAAGTTGAACTAAATTTCTTTTTCTTTAGACCATTTTTAGTTATTTTAAATACTTCGCCATTATCATGAACAATATAATTTGTTTTATATCTAGTTTTATTCATTTATTCTCCTTTATGTGTACGTGAATTATAATATGCTTTCGCCATAACTATGTCTTTATTATTTGCTTTCATATTTTTAAATGACTTAATAATTTTATAATCGCCCTGTGTATTAATTTCAATTAAACGCATTTCAAATAAAGGAACAAGCCTATACATTGTTAATACAAACGCAAAATCATTATTTGCTTCTTCTAGCGTGTCGCTTGTTTTATAATAATCTCCGTCTATTGCGTTATACCAAATTTCATAGTTCATGCTATCCTACTTTCTGTGTTTCAATTGCTTACCTGATTAATTGCTTCAATAATATTATTGCCAGCATTTATTAGGATTTCATCACTTACAGTTACATTCTTTCTTGAAAATAGTTCGTTCTCAATCTTCATAAAGTGCATTGCTTTAGCTAAAAATTGAGCTGATGATTCATAGTATAATGTTTCTAGCTCATCATCTGAAAGCTGTGTTAAATCATCATTAGCAAAAGTTGTTAGTTTTCGCTTAATCTCTTTGCCGTTGTCATCTTCTTCTACGTAAAAACGTCTCATCTATTCATTCCTCTAATTTCAAATTTTTCAATAATATACCGTTTAGAACCAAGTTCAAAGCTGACTAGATAATTATTGAAAGGGTCATTCTTGTTCAAGTCATTAGCAATCTTTCTAGCTGTTTGCTGTGGATATTTCGACCTATTTATCTGACTTGTATACTTGTGCAATATTATCTCATTACCTCCCTTTGCATTTTACGCTTTAATCGTTGCTTATACAGATACTCTTTACTTGGCTCTAAGCTAGACAATAACTCATCTAATAAGTCAAACGCTTCTCCGTTATCTCCTACGCTATCAATCTTTTTAAGTGTAAGCTCGTGCATTTCATCATCATTGAAAAACATAGTAAGATAAGGGAATGCTACGGTATTCGGTAAACTCAAGCGTGATTTAGTCATTTTTAAGTTAGGATATTTACCTGTTTCAGCTTTAACTTTTGATTCAAACTGACTTATTCCGACACCTTGCTCTTTTAGCACGCTATTAATTCTTTCATACAATTCTTGATTTGTCATTATGCTATAACCTCTATAATTTCAGTATGCTTTTTAACTTCTTGTTTTTGTTCTTCTGGAAGTAATTCGTTCCATTTTAAAGCCTCTTTTTTATCATAAAACTTACGTGTTTTAATTTCTTTTTCCAATATCCAAGATACTGTGTAGTATGTAAATTCATCTTTCATTATCCAATTACTCCTGTCTTGATGTTTAGCCTTTGCTGACTTGATAAGTGATATAAATTGCACCACTTACAGTAATAAGCTCTAACTGGTATCTTACCAGCTTTCTTTTTATTATGCTGTGCATTTGCTATTGAATATAAAGCGCCCATTTTTGTGTATTTGCGTTTTTTACACATATTATTCACTAGCTTTCTTAATCATTGCTTGCTCATAAGCTATAATCGTTCCTTCAAACATAACACTTTGGATTTCTCCTTGTTTGATAAACCCTTTTTGTTCTAATTGAATTACTTGTTTTGTTAATCCTTTTAATGTAAGTGCTGTTGCTACTTTAATTTTATACTTAGGTTTTCTGTTAAATAATTTCATTTATTTTTTCACCAAAACTTTCTATTTTCGTGTCTTCGTAATTAATTATCAAAAACACTCCATTCATTTATCGTAAATAATTCAAAGCCTTTTAACTTGTCTTGCTTTTCAATTGCCACCTGCTTGTTATCTTGCTCTCTTAGCAGTTCGATTATAGGTCTACCAATATCAAACCACTTGATGACCGTATTAGCTTTAAGTCCAAAATACTTAGCACATTGAGCTTTACAACTAAAGTGTAGTTCTTCTTCTGTAATAGGGTTATAAGCTACTATTTCCCTATCCTTTCGTATTGCCATTATTTGACCACCTTTCTATAAGACTATTGTATCAAAAAAAGCCAATGCTGTCAAACATTAACTCTTATTTCTAACTTTCATTCTTCTACTTTCTTTTTAAAGTGTTGTAAATGCTTAGCTACTTCATGTTTATCAATTTCTTCTTGTGTCCAAAAATAACGTTTTTGATTAGGCGCTTTAAGGAAAAATTCCAGTCCAATATCTTTTGCCAAATAGCCATTTCTGTCTTGAGGTTCAGGAATACAGATATAAAATAACTCATCTTCTTCTACTTCCCATTTATCACGGTTCAATAATAACCATAAGTGAACTGCTTTAGTATACCCACTTAATCCAAATACTTCTAAAATATCTTTATATTTCTTTGTATCGCCAAGTTCTACTTCTTTAAACAATTTGTCGAAAATCTCTCTGCCAAAACGTTTACTATATATTGTGTCATCAGTATCTAATGTTTGATGTTCTTCTAGCCATTCGTTTAACTCTTTAGAGATAATAATTTTTTCTGTCATTTTATTCGCCTTTCCATTGTTTAAAATCATCAGCTATATCTTGTGCAAAGCCCATAATATCTTCAGTAGTGTAGTATGTGAGCTTATTCTCGTTACTTAAGCTAGCTAGTTCTCCTGCATAGTCTAGAGCCTTGTTACGGTCTTTGTCGTAGCTCTCGCCCTCTTTCTTGCCAGCTCTTACTAGATACTTTAATACCTGCATTGTATACCAACCTACAAGCTCTTCGTAGTTAAAATTATGTTTCAAGTATTCATTAAGTTCCACACCATATTCGTTGGCATAGTGCTTATTTTCTTTAAAATTCATTAGATGTTACCTCCAAGCCATGTAATAAGCAACGTCGCAAGTATACCTATCCAAGTGATAGCGATAAGTGTAAAGCTGACACCTGCAACTATCATTAAAGTTTTTACTGTATCTTTCATTTTGTTCTCCTTAATTTGATTGTCTGTATTTTTCCATAACTTTAGGGTATTTGCTAACAAATTGCAATTGTTCTTGATGTAAACGACTTGACCAATGGAATAGTCTATCAATTTCAGCTAAGGCGCTCAACTTTGCATACATCTCTTTAATGTAAAACTCTGCATTACCTAATGACTTCCAGTGTGCTGATGTTCTCACAGAGTACCCATTTTCAGCAAGTTTACTTGCGTTGATATCAGCCTTTTCTTTTTTCTTCATCAGGCTATCAATCTCTTTAAATATAATCTTTAACAATTTCACTTGATAGCTTTGCACTATTTCTTCAGTTGTCATCTCTACACTTCCAAACCATTAATTTCTTCTAAAGTATCCCAGCCTATGTTTGCTTTAAAACTTTTAACTTCTCTCTCTACTTGCGGCAAAGACGGGTCTGTTTGTATATAATTCCACCATTCAGAGCCATCATATTCCCCTCGTTTCATGATGAAATCTTTCCCTTTAATCATCAGGTTACATGCTATTTCTTGACCGCCAAGACCACTATCATAATTCGTTTTTTTCATCAATTCGAGTGCTTTATTTGTATTAATTTTTGTCCTTGTACTACCAATATATTCAATATCGGCAATTGTTTTATCATGGAATGATAAAATTTCTACTGTTTCATCATATAAATTCATTTTTCGTGTTCTCCTCTATTTATAATTACATTCTATCAAATTGCTTTCCCTTTGTCAAGAATTAACTGTCTTTAACCATAAATGATTTTTCATTTCTTTATAAATTTTTCCGTTTTCAAAGACTATTAAATCATCTATTTTTTTGTATCTCATCTATTTGCTCCCTTTCGTTCTAATCAGGTCAACTAATGCAAAAAAAGTATATAGTCCAATTCCAACTAATGCTATTATAATAATTTTACCAACTACTGATTCAATACTCATTTATTTCTCCTTTATTCTATATACTATTATATACTATTTATTCTTAATTATCAAGCGATGAATGCAATAAACCACTAATAAAATAATTGTTATTATAAACAGCGGCGGAATAAATACAGTTACCGCAAACCAAACGATAGAAACTAAAGTATAAATCATGATTTTTAGTATTAATTTACCTGTTTTAGTTTCTTGAAAAGTTATATCCTCATCTAATGATGAATCATCTTCTTTTAAATTACCGTAAAATATTTTGTCTTCATTTACTTCGTACTGGTTTCTACAATAATCACATTTACCATTAGTGAAATTTGAAGCCCCACAGGTTACGCATTGCATTAAATTCACTTTATAACCTCTATTATATGCCCTTTTAGTTTATAACCTTTACTATAATTTTTCCAAGCTGTTGAATTGGCAACTCCAACGGATTTAGATAAATCGCTGAAGCTTCTAAATTCCTTTCCATTCCATAATACTTTTTTATCATGAAATCTTTTTGCATTTTCTGTTTGTGTTACATACTCTAAATTATTCAAGTTGTTGTTTTCTTTATTTCCGTCTATATGATCAACAGTTAAATCAGACTTACCCTCAAAAGCCTCCATTACTATTCTATGTACTCTTTCTTGTTTCCCATTAATTTTTGTTACTTTATAACCGTATTTATTGGTTGCTTGTTTTTTCTTTCTTATATATTTTTTGTTTTCTTTAAATACATCTCCTTTATCACTAACTAAATACTTTTCTTTATATCTTACTACTTTCATTTTCTTTTCCTCTTTCTTTAACTATATGTATTATTATATCAAAAAAAACTCTAAGCTGTAAAGCCTAAAGTCTTATATTATATTATTGTTCTTTCAATTTATTTTTGAACCAGATGATTCGTTCTTTGAACCAAGCGTCAACTCCTTCAGGTCGTAGCCATTTCCCTTGCTTCACACCGTTCTTTTCCATAAAATCAATCACTTTATCAGGAGTTTCAAGTTCGCCAAATAAGCTAGGTTTAACAGCGTTAAATTTACTAAACATTTCCAGCGTTTCGATGTAGCTATCTTTCAGAAGTTCCGTATCAAGCAATTTTTGGGCCTTTTCAGCACGTTTAGCAAGTCGTTCGTTAGCTTGTTCCAGTTGCTCTTTTTGACGCTGTAAGCTCAAGTTATGATTGATGTAAGCAATTTGCTGTGCATGTCGTCCAAGTTTGCCTTGTGTATTAAGCTCAATCAGTTTAGCTAAACCCTCGCCAAGAATTTCATCAGCTACAAGATTATGCTTGTATTTTTTATTTGTGTTTCGTACGTAGTTGTCAAGCGTTTGTTTGATTTTAAGTTTTTTGTGTAATTCTCGTAGTGTTGTCAATTTAATACTCCTTCATATATTTTACCAAACTTCAAAGCATTAATTTTAACTAGTTGTTTCAAATCTGATATAAATTGCTGTTCCCCGTCAAAGTCAAATGGCATTGATACATTTTCCTTGATCCAAGTGAAAGCTCCGTCAAAGTCTTGTCTTAGTAAGCTCATTTTATCCACGATATCGATAATTTGCTCTCTCTCTTCTGCTGTGTACATGTAACCGACTTTCTAGAAAGGCAAATCTTCCGTGTTAACTTCAATCGGTTCAGAACCACCAAATAAGTCTTGTTTAGCTTGTGATTGACTATTATTATCATTATAGATAAATACTTTTTCAACCGTAGGAAAAACAAAGTTATAATTTACATATTCGCCTGATTCCTTAGCTTGTACACGACCGCTGACCGTTACTGTGTCGCCTAATTGAATGAAGTCAGGCAAGAAAGCCGAACCATATGCAACTTTTACATTAGAACCTTTTTCTTTTTCAAACAATGGGACTGAAATAATTTTCTTGTCGCCTTTTGCTGTGTTTACTGTACGTGTATTTTTTTCGTTCGCTTGTGCTGTTACTGTGATGATTGCCATTTATTATTTTCCCTCTGTTGCTTTCCAAATTGTCATAATATCAAAGATTTCTTTTTTTGTCTTTGTTTTAAGTAGTTCCATGTTAGGATATCCTAGTTCTTCAGCTCTATTTAGCGCCGGCTGGATCTCTCTAAGACGTTGCTTTTCAGCTTCCAACAGTTTCTGTTCTTCTGTCAAGTTGGGCAAATCTTCATTTGCGTAGATATATAATCCTAAACCATGACGAGCGATTGCCTTAACCAGTCCACGTTGAATGGCTTTATTTACGTCCATTGAAGTAATTTTTTCAACTGGGATAGATTGGTTACGATAGTCCATAACAGGTAGATACTCAATGTGCTCTAAACCCTCAATAGTCATTCCAACTTTAACCCAAGCTGTGTGACCGTCTGTGTGATAATTTAACCCTTGTTCATTTTCATAAACTTTGCTGTTAGCTTCAGGATATACTTTTTTAACTTCAGCCCAAGCAAACGCCCAACTCAGATAGTCAAGATTATTCTTTTTACTCTTTTTATCATTAACATTAATGACGCTTAATTTTTCGTATACGCTCATTTTTCCTCCACTTAAAACCGCCAGCGCTTTTTCTTTTTCCGTTGCAACATGCACTTATACTAGTTGCGAAAACCCCTGTTTCTTGTTCTGCTTGGTGCATTGATTCAAATTCATTTAATACATTGTCGTTTAGGTCTAATTGAATAACTTTTTGGGAGAGTTTTTCAGCAGCCCTTTTTGTTCTAGTACCGTGTACGGCGTTCTCTCTTTCAGTGCACCATTCAAGGTTACTTAAATCGTTATTTAACTTATTTTCATCAATGTGGTTAACTTGAGGCTTTTTTCCAGGGTTGTCTATAAAAGCAGTTGCTATAATTCTATGCAGGAGCAGTTTCTTCTGTTTATTATGTTTATATAAGCAATGCCTTAAATATCCGTCTTTAGTGACCCAAGGTTTAAGCACTATACCACTTTTTATATTTCTGACTTTGCCTAGATTAGATACTTCGTAATTTTCAAAACCCTCAATTTTAACAAAAGTTTCAACTTCGCTCATTCGACAGCCTCTTCTTTCCAACCTTGGTTTTTAAGTTCTTCAGTAACTTTTTTCACAACTTCCTCAAGCTGTTCTTCATCAAATTTAATATTAATTGTTTCCATTTTCTACTCTTTCCACGATAAATACGTTCCCTTGTCTTGTAATTTCTATATTATATTTGAGCATTGGTAGGATCCAACCTTCGTCACAGTAGTTCCACAAGTCATTTATCAAGCCATATAAGCACTCGTTAGGTTCTGCCCTATACTTTACTTCGTCCATCTCTTCGAGCTCTTTAGATAGCTTTCTTACGCCTCTGGCATAATGTTTACTAGCTTTTTCTTCTGCCCTTAAACTTTTGTAATTGCTTTTCATAAATGAACTTTCTAATATCTTCTTTCTGCTGTTTTTCCTCTTTATCAGACCAGCCAACCTTTTGACCTTTTCGCTTGCCACTTTGATAAACTCGTCTGTTATCTTCTGGAAAGCCATTTTTCTCAAAGTACATTCGAGCATATTCAAAGTAATTTAAACTGTTGATGTACTGCTGACTTCCCTTTTTGTGATAATTGAGGGCTATTAATCGCCTTTCAGCTAGAGATTCAAAAGATGTTATCATACTTTTTCTTTGATGAAGCCTAAAAGTTTCAAAGCTACATATTCTTCGCTATCTTCTTCAACCTCTTTTGCAAATTCTTTATCACTAGTTAGTTCTTCTTCTCCAGCATAATATAAAGGCGCAAACCTAGTCTTATCAGAGAAGTTATAAAATTTAAATTTAGGTTCAATGACTTCATAACCGTTAATAACAGCGTCTAACATTTTTTCTTTTTCATTGAATTGTCCAAATGGTTGTTCTTTTGTTGTTTCATAAACTTTTTCATAACCGTCTTCAAGAGGATAGTTCCAACCCCAACGAGAAATATAATAAAATGCTTTGCTTTTATCTGTCCCAAATGTTTTAAGATAATCAGCTTGTTCTTTTGTTAGTTTAACTACCATTTGTTAGTTCTCCTTTATTTCTATATATATTATTATATCAAATTACTTTTGCTTTATCAAACATTAGATGATATTTTTTTATTTATTTCTGATTTTAATTGCAATGCTCTAATTAATGCACGTTTAGAATATTCATTTTCGCAAGCTGTATGCAATTTTTTTGACTGTCTGACTAGAAATCCAGCACGTTCAAGCCATACTTTGAAAAGTTCATCATTATGCCATTCTGCTTTTATCATTTCTTCTAATGCACGATACATCCAGCCATACACTTCAGCATGTAAATTAATCGCTTTGTTCTTATAATTAATCATTTTCTGTTACCTTTCCTTGCTCTTTAGCTAAGTCTAAGAAAGCCAGTGCCGATTCTTTCGTCGTTTCGATTGGAGTTTCCTGTTTGACTTCTTCAATTAGTTCGCTATCAGGTTCTTTTTTATCTTGTTCAATCGATGTAAAAGCCGAACCAACATAACCCCAAAGAATTTCATTATTGAAAGCAAAGTTTCTAGCAAATACTTTCATGATAGAATATCTGTTTTTAGTCTTACTATTAATTTTAGGTGACATAGTAAAGGCAATCTCATACCATGATGGAATTGTCGTAGCTCCCAATATATGGCTTGGAATGATACGAAAATCACGCTCTGTTAAAGATTGCTCACCAGCTTGTTTTCGAGCATGCGCCACAATCATAAATGTAACATACTTGTCGTGCTTCATATCTAAAGTATTTCTAAGGTTTGTAATTCCTCTTAGGACTTCTGCCATTGGTTGGTTTGCGTTGATTATATCGTTGTCCTCTAACAAGTCTTTTAGAGGGTCTAAGATAACAAGTCCGATGTCTTTTTCTAGTATGAAGTTATATAGTTCTCTAAGACCTACATTGTGCTTTTTCCCTTGGCTGTCATATTTCCATGTATCAAGTTTGAAAGCTCCACCATGTAAAAAATATAAGTTATCAGGACTATCTCTTCTTGAACCTTTCAAGCGTTGATGTTCTGTCAGTCTGCTATTTTCATTCTGAATAAATAACACGTTAGTTTTAGTTGTTTCTCTGCCAGCGAACGGCTCTCCTAGTGCCAATGCCTGCGCTAAGTCTTGCGCTAGTGAGGATTTCATACTCTTCTCGCTACCTGTTATAAGACCGAGTGATCCTTTAGGCAATATATCTTGTACATTCCAAAGTAGACCTCCTGCAAAGTCATCTGATTCTTTAAGTTCCTTAGCTGTGCTTACTTTATCAAATAGGCTAGTCATTTTTTTCTCCTTTAGTATATAATAACAAAAAAGACTTGAAAAGTCAAGCCTTAAATCTATTAAGTTCATAAATATGTAGCCATAAGCAATAGGCTAGTCACTAGTTACCTCCGTTGGCTCTGACTCTACGCAATAAACTTTATAAGGACTTTCTCTTGTCTCTTTGTTTATATAATCTCTCCAAGCAACAAAGCTATTATTTAAAGCCTTGCATTGATATACCGCTTGATAGAGCTTATTATAACAAGCTAATCTCCTACCTCCTAAAGTTTTAACGGGTTGTTCTGGGTTAATTGTTAATGCTACATAATAAAATTTCATCTATTCTCCTTTTCTTATACCATAGTATCAAATTATTTTATATTTGTCAAATATTAAATTCTATTCTGTGCTACTTTTTAACATAGCCCTTAGCCCTTATCGTGTCGTATAATCCCAGCAAGTTAAAAGAAAAGACTACTTAATTTCAAAACTTTTCTATAAATAACTCTGTCAGACTTCTACGCGTCACGGAGTGTTTCTGTTCACGACACTCATGGAACTCATAATCTTTTATTTCATGCTACGCTCTAGGCTATTTGTAAAGTAATCACATTTTCAATTGAGTCTAGGTTTTAAGCAACTATCCTGACCCTCAAGCGTAAGATTATAAATGACTTTCGATATGTTCAACTTTATTCAATATTGAATTCTCTATTTACATTAGTTACAAGTCATTCAGCAACTAACTATTCAATTAACTTATTTAATAATATCAAAGTTTTTTCATCTTGTCAACTATTAGATACTTATATTTTAACATATCATGTTTTTCATAAAAAAAAGTATGACATTACAAAAATATCAAATTAAATCAAACACTCCGGAATTCCTTTAGAAACCTTACAAACAGTAGCTTCTTGTGCTTACTGATTTCTGTATATACAAACAGACTCATTTTGTACTTACGGCCTTAATCTCTTGTCAAATCGGCGTAGCATAATAAAAAGCCACTAACGTGGCAGTTATATTTTTTCTATTTTTTCTCCATTTAATTCGCTATCATGTCTCAAGTGATAAGATATATTTGATTGTGTTGTTCCAAAGTGTTCTGCTATTTCTTTTTGACTTTTGAAAAATATATTATTCCATTTATATTTGTTTTTTTTATTCCTTTTATGTTTTGTTCTTTCGTATAAACTTCCACCAAGTCTTTTATCTCTTCTCCTATTATTTTCTTTGTGAGTAACTATTTCTAAATTATTAACATTATTATTTTCCTTATTTCCATCTAAGTGGTATACATCAAATCCTTCTATTTCTCCTAAAAAAACTCTTGCTATAATTCTATGCAAATATTCGTTTTTATAATGTATAGTCACTCTGACATATCCGTTATTTTGTTTTGTTACGGTTGGTTTTTTATCTACAACATTTCCGTTTTTAGTGATTCTTTTTATTTTACCGTCACTAGAAACTAAATAAATACCTTTATATAATTTTTGTTCAACTTTCATTTATTCTCCTTTACTTTTATAGTATACCATTTTATAATTATTTTGTCAATAAATGGATATTATTACGATAACACAAAGAAAAATATGGAAAAATGCGTTTGATATAATATATACATGAGGTCGAGAGAGGAAACAAATAAATGACTGACGAACAACTTTTATATAAAATGGAAACTTTGTCACGTTATGATTTTAGCGAGTTTCTTCATGATTGTTATGTTAATGGATTAATAACAACACGACAACTTTTTGAGTTTAAGGGAGAATAAAGAAATGAATAAAGAACATGTTTTAGCACAAAAAGAAGTATTAACTCCGATTGAATATGAACACTATATTAAGCACTTGTTTGATATTGGCGAACTAAGCAAAGAGTTTTATATTGAATTGAGTTCTGATTTATGAGCAAAGCCTTAGCGATTGACTTTAGTACCTCTAATACTGGTTATGCGTTTCGTAATCCTTTAACAAATGAGTATGTAGTTGGTTCAATAGCAGGTGGTAAAAGCAAAGATCCTTTGGAACGTGCAAAGATAATTGCTGACGGCATAACAGAAATTATTGAGCATTATAACTTATTTGACTACTTTATTTATATTGAAGAACCTATCATCACGTTCAAGTCTAAAGGCAATATATCACTGATTAGAGCTAACGGTTCATTCTTAGGAGTCATGCGTAACCGTCATAACATTGGCTATGTTGATGTTCCAAATTCTAAATGGTGCGGTTATCATCTAATTAAAGGTAAGAGTGCAATGCGAAAAGTACAAAGCATTGAGATACTTAAAAGCTATAATATAGTACCTGATAATGATATCAATGATGACATGGCAGACGCCTTTTGTATCTTACTCTATGTAGAAAGTCAGGAGAATAAATGATTGTAATTAATATTATGACTGTATTATTGTCAATATGGTTCTTGATATCTATGTTTGCTAATTGGTACAAAGAAGAATATAAAGAATCACTAATATGCTTATTAATTAGTGTAGTATTATTTATAAGTGTATTTGGATAACTTGAGGAGAATAGACAATGATTGTAATTAATATTGCCTTGGTTATTCTTGGCATTTTATATGGTGTAGGTTCAGTTACAAACTTTAAAGAGTGGTATTATCGCCACGACTATCTAGCTATTATACTAAGTGTATTTACATCTATCTTATTGGTAGTGGCTGGAGTATTAAATATTTTATATTGATGAAAGATTTATAATGGAGTCTTTACAACAAACAAGGACTTAATAGCACTAGAGGTTACGTCCATTGTAAATAATAACAGGTTGTTAGTGTATACCGCAAAGAAAACTATCCGTTACTCTTGACGATATAAGAATTAAAAAAGTAGGTGTACTGATTGACGGTACTTAAATGTTATAGAGTTGACAGCCAAGCATAGGGTGCAAGGTGACGGGAATGCCTTAGTTAAATGAGTGTCGCCAACTAACAGCCCTTTGTATTTATAGGATATAGCCAAATTGGTATGTGGTAGTCAGAGTCGCAATCTGGTACTGGTTCGATTCCAGTTGTCCTAGTTCTCCTTTATTTATTATATGTTAGTACGTCATAGAAGCTGAAAGCATATAATAACACTTGATATAGATAATAGTAAGAGGTAGCGCCTTGAGCTAAGGAATGCTGGTGCAAGTCCAGTCCAAGTGATGTGTGGTGTATAGTCCACATGTAAAGTGTCTAATCGGTGTACAACGTATGGCACAACTATACTGAATCATATTGTGGGCAACTGTGCATGGTTGCTAAGGTATGAGGTTAGAGTAATTGGAGGAAGTACAGGTCACGACTGTGTGGGGTTCGATTCCCTGCTACTCTATTTCAATTGAATAGCTAAGTGGCTACTATTAAAGGGTCGAGTAGTTAGTGAGTAAAACAGCGGTGTACTAACAGCTTAGTGTGTAAGGACAAGTGGGTTATGTCTCGAGTATAACGTAGGTTCGATTCCTATATGTCCTATACTAATATAGTATCTAATAAGATACCAGCTACTGATAGTTAGGAATAACAAGATGAGGTAGTCATAGTTAGTGGTATAGTCTAATGGTAAGACAGCATGACAAGTGTAATACGTGGGTTCGATTCCCAATACTGCTATAAGATAAGGGAGAAGCAAATGATTATATTATTATTTATTATTATGATGTTCATTAGTCCAAGCATAGCATTGTTATTGTTGCTGTTAGTTATTAACCCAGTGTTCGCATTGCTATGGCTATTAGTATGGCTTGCTATTAAACTATGATAGGTGACATTAGGCCAACTAATAAGCAAA